GTTGATAACGAAAGACTATATCGAGTTTTATCTAATTTTATTACAATCAAATATGAATATCAAGGAAACGAAGAAGAGTATAATCCAAGCTGGGCATAAAGCGGTTGAAGAGTTGATTAAAGTGGCTAGAGAAGCTATTGTAGATTCAGATGATGATATATCAGCAGATAGACTTAAAAATGCAGCAGCAACTAAAAAATTAGCTATATTTGACGCATTTGAAATACTTAACAGAATTCAAGAAGAAGCAAACTTGCTTGAGGGTAAAACACCTGAAAAGACAGAGAAAAAAGCTTTTAAAGGATTCGCAGAAGGCAGATCTAAGTAATGTACGAGCAAAGTTTAGTTAAAACAATAGAACCAATTAAAAAGACAACTATTAGTCGTCTTAATAAATCTAAAAAATGGAAATATGGATATGATAAAGAACATGATGTCGTCGTTGTATCAAAAACTGGACAAATTGGTGAAATACTTGAAATACAAAATTTGCGAATTGCATTGCCAAAAGTGCCACGGCAAGTGCATAAAAGCAAGTTAAATAAATGGGTAAAACAAGAACAGCCAAAAGAATTAAGTAGGTTAAAAAACATATTTGATTGGAGATCATATCCAGAAGAGCAAAAAGAACAATGGTTTGACTATATAGACGAAGAGTTTAAACGAAGAGACGAGGGGTTTTGGTTTACTAACAATAGCAAGCCAACTTGGATAACTGGTACGCACTATATGTATTTACAATGGAGCAAGATAGATGTAGGCGCTCCAGATTTTAGAGAAGCAAACAGATTGTTTTATATATTTTGGGAAGCTTGCAAGGCAGATAAACGATGTTACGGTATGTGCTATCTAAAGAACAGAAGATCAGGGTTTTCGTTCATGTCATCTGCAGAAACGGTTAATTTAGCTACTCTTGCAAGTGATAGTAGATATGGAATACTATCTAAAACAGGTGCTGATGCTAAAAAAATGTTTACAGATAAAGTAGTACCTATTAGTATTAACTATCCTTTTTTCTTTAAACCAATACAAGACGGTATGGATAGGCCAAAATCAGAACTTGCTTATAGAGTACCAGCTAGTAAGTTTACTAGAAAAAAAATTACTACAAACGAAAAGCTTGAAGATATACAAGGTCTAGATACAACTATAGATTGGAAAAATACTGGAGATAATAGTTATGATGGTGAAAAGTTAAAATTATTGGTACATGATGAATCTGGTAAATGGGAAAGACCAGATAATATATTAAATAACTGGCGTGTTACTAAAACAACATTAAGATTAGGTAGTAGAATTGTAGGTAAGTGTATGATGGGATCAACATCAAACGCATTAGATAAAGGAGGAGATAATTTTAAAAAAATATATGATGATTCAGACGTTACTCGCAGAAACCGCAACGGACAGACTAGCTCGGGATTATATTCTTTGTTCATACCTATGGAATGGAACTACGAGGGATATATTGATTCTTATGGATTACCTGTCTTTGACACACCGCGAAAACCAAAAAAAAGCCACGATGGCGAGTACATCGATACAGGAGTTATTGAATTTTGGGAAAATGAAGTAGATGGTTTAAAAAATGATAGTGATGCTTTAAATGAGTATTATAGGCAATTTCCAAGAACAGAAGAACATGCTTTTCGCGATGAAGCAAAAAATAGTATATTTAATTTAAGTAAAATATACGAACAGATAGATTTTAATGAAGATGCTTTGAGATCTGGTTTACTTACTAAAGGTAGTTTTTCTTGGGATAATGGTATAAAAGACACAAAGGTACATTTTACACCTAACAATAGTGGTAGATTTTTGATAAGTTGGACGCCACCTAAGAATTTAGAAAACAATGTAATAGTAAAGAATGGTATTAAATTTCCTGGTAATGAACACATGGGTGCTTTTGGTTGTGATTCATACGATATATCAGGTACAGTTGATGGTGTAGGCTCTAAAGGTGCGTTACACGGATTAACAAAATTTAGCATGGAAGATGCGCCGCCTAATACATTTTTTTTAGAATATATAGCAAGACCACAAACTGCTGAAATATTTTTTGAAGATGTTTTAATGGCAATTGTGTATTTTGGTATGCCAATATTAGCAGAAAATAATAAACCAAGATTGTTATATTATTTAAAAAGAAGAGGATATAGGGGATATTCAATGAATAGACCAGATAAAATTTGGAATAAATTATCTGTTACAGAAAAAGAAATAGGTGGAATACCAAACACGTCTGAAGATATAAAACAAGCACACGCTGCCGCTATAGAAACATATATAGATAAGTATGTGGGTTATAACGAACAAGGTGCTGGTAATATTTATTTTAATAAGACATTAAATGATTGGGCAAGGTTTGATATTAATAAAAGAACTAAATTTGATGCTACAATTAGTTCAGGTTTAGCAATTATGGCTTGTAATAGACATTTATATCATCCAAAACCTAAATATGAAACAAAATCATTAGATTTAAAAATAAAAAGATTTAATAACAAAGGGATGCATTCGCAAATAATTAAATAGCATGGCTGAAACAATACAAAAAACCTCATTTCCGAGTCAAATAGCTTCTGATGAAGAGAAAGCAACCATAGAATATGGCCTAGAAGTGGCTAAGGCTATTGAACATGAGTGGTTCAAAAGAGATTCAGGTGCTACAAGATTCTATTCAAACAGAGATGAATATCATAGATTAAGATTATACTCAAGAGGTGAACAATCAGTAAAAAAATATAAAGATGAGTTATCTATTAATGGTGATTTATCATATTTAAATTTAGATTGGAAACCTGTACCTATTATACCAAAATTTGTAGATATAGTAGTTAATGGTATGTCTGATAGAATATACGACGTAAAAGCATTTTCACAAGACGCTAGTAGCGTTAAAGAAAGGACTGATTATGTTGAGTCCATGATGATGGATATGCAAACAAAACAACTTACTGAAAAAATAAACAATGAAACAGGTATTGATATAAGAAATCATGATCCTGAAAAATTACCTGAAAGTCAAGAAGAGTTGTCATTGCACATGCAAATAGACTATAAACAAGCTATAGAGATAGCAGAAGAGCAAGCTATTAATAATGTATTCAATACCAATAAATATGATTTAACACAAAGAAGAGTTAATTATGATTTAGTAACTATAGGTATAGGTTGTGTAAAAAATTCTTTTAATAAATCACAAGGTATCAAAGTTGAATACGTGGATCCTGCTGATATAGTTTATTCATACACTTTTTCACCGTATTTTGATGATATATATTATATAGGTGAAATTAAAAGCGTAACAATAAATGAGCTAAAAACACAATTCCCTGAATTAACAGATGAAGATCTTGGTAATTTAACTAAACAAGGTGTACAAACGCCTGCTTCACATAATAGATATGTTAATGAAGATAGTGTATTAGATAAAAACACAATACAAATACTATATTTTAATTATAAAACTTATAACAACGAAGTTTATAAGGTAAAACAAACCGCATCAGGAGCTCTTAAAGTTATAGAAAAAAATGATCAGTTTAATCCACCAAAAGATGCTAGAACTTTATTTGATAAAATATCACGGTCCGTTGAAGTTGTTTACGACGGCGCTTATGTGTTAGGACAAAATAAAATGTTAAAATGGGGTTTATCAAAAAATATGATAAGACCTAAAGCAGATACAACAAAGGTAATGATGAATTATAACGTTGTAGCTCCTAGAATATATAAAGGTCGTATAGAATCACTTGTTAGCAGAGTTACAGGTTTTGCTGATATGATACAATTAACTCATTTAAAACTACAACAAGTTTTATCAAGAATGATACCTGATGGTGTTTACTTAGATGCTGATGGTTTAGCTGAAATAGATTTAGGTAATGGAACAAATTACAATCCGCAAGAAGCATTAAATATGTTTTTTCAAACTGGTTCTGTTATAGGTAGATCACTTACAATGGAGGGTGATATGAACCCGGGTAAAGTTCCTATTACGGAATTAACTTCAAATGGTGGTAATAATAAAATAAACTCGTTAATACAGACATATAATTATTATATGCAGATGATTAGAGATGTAACTGGTTTAAATGAAGCTAGAGATGGTAGCACACCTGATAAAAATGCATTAGTTGGCGTGCAAAAATTAGCTGCAGCAAATAGTAATACGGCTACAAGACATATATTACAATCTAGTCTTTATCTAACTGTAAAAACAGCTGAAGCTATTAGCTTGAGAATATCTGATATTTTAGAATTTTCGCCAACTAGAGATTCATTTATATCAAGCATTGGTCGGTATAATGTAGGAACACTGCAAGATATTAAAAACATGCATTTACATGACTTTGGTATATTTATTGAGTTATCTCCTGATGAAGAGGAAAAAGCTAGACTTGAAAACAATATACAACAAGCATTAGCTAAAGACCAAATATATTTAGAAGATGCAATAGATATTAGAGAGGTTAAAAATCTAAAATTAGCTAATCAACTGTTAAAAGTGCGTAGAAAAAAGAAACAACAGTTAGATCAACAAGCACAACAACAAAACATCCAAGCACAATCACAAGCTAATGCACAAGCGCAACAAGTAGCAGCGCAAGCAGAAGTACAAAAACAACAAGCTATTACACAGCAACAAACGCAATTAGAACAAACAAAAGCACAATTAGAAATACAAAAATTACAAACTGAAAAAGAGCTTAAAAAAGAGCTTATGGCATATGAATTTAGTTTAAATATGCAAATGCAAGAAAAACAAAGAGGTGCTATCGATGCAAAAGAAAAATTTAAGGAAGATAGAAAAGATGAAAGAACTAAAATGCAAGCATCACAACAATCTCAACTTATAGAGCAGCGTCAAACTGGCGGTAAAACAAAAGAGTTTGAATCAAGTGGTAATGATACCATGGGAAGCGGTTTTAATATGGAACAATTTGAACCGAAATAATTTTATACTAATTTTATACTAATTTTATAATATTTTATTATGGCAGATGAAAAAAACGTAACTGAAGAGGTTACAGAAAATCAAGAAAACGTGACTACCGAAAACGTTGAAAAAAAAGAAGAGGTAAGTACTGACAATGACAATAAAAAAGAAGTTGTACAGGAGAAAAAAGACATCAAACTTAATTTAGAAAAAGAAGATGATGTTGTTAAAGTTGATTTAAGAAAGGTAAATAAAAAACAAGAAGATGTTGTTCAAGAACAAGAAGCAACAAACGATAATCTAAGTGAACAAGCTGAAGTTAACGAAAAAGTGGACGCAAAAGCACAGTCTACTAGTGAAGAAAATAATGAAAAAGAAGAACAAGTAGTTGAGCTTATACAAGAAGACGAAAATGTTCAAGAAGAAGAAAAAACACTAGTTGACAAAATAAAAGATATACCTGAAAAGCTTAAACAAGAAGAAGAAGATGTAAATATTAAACAAGAGATTAACGAGTTACCTGAGAATATAAAGAAACTTGTTGATTTTATGAAAGATACAGGCGGAAACATACAAGATTATGTTAATCTTAATAAAGATTTTGACGCCATGGACGATATGCAAATTTTAAGAGAGTATTATCGTCAAAACAAACCACATCTTAATGATGAAGAAATTAGCTTCCAAATGGAAGATAATTATTCTATAAACGAAGATGAGGACGATGAATTAACGGTAAAACGTAAAAAAATAGCTTTGAAAGAATCTATTGCAGAAGCTAAAAACAGTTTGATCAAAAATAAGGATAAATATTACGAGGAGCTTAAGTTAAGTAACAAGTTAAATCCCGAACAAAGAGAAGCTGTTGAGTTTTATAATAGATACAAAGCTGAACAAGAGTCATCAAAAAAAGTTTCTGACAATCAAAGATCTATATTTGAAAAAAAGACTAATGATTATTTTAACGAAAAATTCAAAGGTTTTGAGTTTAAAGTGGGTAAGAATAGGTATAGATATAATGTCAAAAATGCAAATGATGTTCGTAGTAATCAATCAGATATAAATTCATTAGTTAGTAGGTTTACTAACGATAAAAATGAAATGCAAGATGTCGGTGGTTATCACAAAGCATTGTTTACAGCTATGAATTCAGATTCTATTGCAAATCATTTTTACGAGCAAGGACGTGCCGATGCTATAAAAGAACAATTAGCAAAGTCAAAAAACATTGACATGGCACCAAGAGGTTCGCATCAAGAAGTGCAAACAACATCAGGATTTAAAGTAAGAACAGTTAGTGGTGATGATAGTTCAAAATTGAGATTTAAAATAAAACAATAATTTAAAACGTAAAAAATGGGATTATTTAGTACGGGTGGATCGTTTCCTGCGGGATTAACGCCTTCACCTACAAAAACACTTTTTGCTGGAAACTATCTAACATTTGATAGTGCTTCAGGGGGCGGCACGTTCGCTCAACAATTCTTACCCGACGTTTATGAAAAAGAAGTTGAAAGATATGGTAACAGATCTGTATCTTCTTTTCTACGAATGGTAGGAGCTGAAATACCTTCTGCGTCAGATCAAGTAATTTGGTCAGAACAAGGAAGATTACACATCGCTTATAGTGACGCGTCAGCGAACACTTCAACTGGTGTGATTACTAAAAACGGACACGCTGTAAGAGTTGGCCAAACTGTAGCAATTGCTGAAGGTTTAGTTACTGTTAAAGCTGTTGTTACCGCTGCTGATGCTAATACATTTACAGTAAAAGCTTATGGTGGTGCAACTATTGATGCTGCTGGTTTATCAACTGGTACTGGTGTGACTGTTAAAGTATTTGTTTATGGTTCAGAATTTGGTAAAGGTACTGATGGTATGAGTGGATCTATTGACGCTGGTTTTCAGCAGTTTAGTAATTCACCAATTATCATTAAAGATAAGTATTCTATATCAGGATCTGATGCTGCGCAAATTGGTTGGGTTGAAGTTACTACAGAAAATGGTGCTTCTGGTTATCTATGGTATTTAAAATCTGAGCATGAAACAAGACTTAGATTTGAAGATTACCTAGAAATGTCTGTTGTTGAAGGTGAATTAGCTGCGTCAGGATCTGGTGCTGTTGGATCTGGATATAAAGGTACAGAAGGTCTATTTGCTGCTGTTGAGTCAAGAGGTAATATTTATCAGAACTTTAATTCTGGTGAAGCAACACTTTCTAACTCAGGAGCTGATAGAACTGCACTTCAAGATTTTGATGAAATACTTAAAAATCTTGACAAGCAAGGAGCGATTGAAGAAAACATGCTTTTCTTACAAAGAAACACTGCGCTAGCGTTTGATGATATGTTAGGAGCTGTTAATGCACATTATGCTGGAGGTTCTTCTTTCGGTGTATTCAATAACAGTGAAGATATGGCATTAAATCTAGGTTTCAGTGGTTTTAGAAGAGGTTCTTATGACTTTTATAAAACTGACTGGAAATATCTAAATGATGCAGCTACGAGAGGACTAACAGAAGACATTGACGGTATAATGGTGCCAGCTGGTACATCTACTGTATATGATCAACAGTTAGGTAAAAATATTAAAAGACCTTTCTTGCATATTAGATATAGAGCTTCTGAAGCAGATGATAGAAAGATGAAATCTTGGATCACTGGTTCTGTAGGTGGAGTTTATACTTCTGAAAAAGACGAAATGAACGTAAACTTCTTATCAGAAAGATGTTTATGTGTACAAGGTGCTAACAACTTTGTATTATTTAAGTCTGTTACTCAGTCGTAATTTTTAGTATGAGTATAAGGCGTCTGTATGGGCGCCTTTTTACTCATTTTTATTAATCTTATTATATTATATCATGACAAAAAAAGAAAAAGCTCCTTCTTGGGAGCACAGAGATAGAACGTATGTTTTGAAAAGCGGAAAAGAACCTATAACGTTTACATTAGCATCAAAACATCATAGTAGAAACCCTTTAATGTGGTGGGACGACGAAAAGGGTGAAAATAGAGAATTACGTTACGCAAGTAACCAAAACTCTCCTTTTAGAGACGAACAAAATGGATTTGCCACACTTAAGCACATAGTGTTTAAAGATGGATCTTTATTTGTTCCTAAAACTGATCAAGCATTGCAAAAATTATTAAGCTTGTATCATCCGCAAAGAAATAAAACTTATTTTGAAGTAGATAACGTTGCGGAAGCAAAAGATGAACTAGTTGATTTAAACAAAGAAATTAATGCGTTAAATCTTGCGAAAGAATTAGATATAGAACATGCAGAAGCTGTATTAAGAGTTGAGCAAGGTTCTAGCGTTTCTAAAATGACTTCATCTGAGATTAAAAGAGATATATTATTATTTGCTAAAAAAGACCCTTATTTATTTATGGATCTTGTTCAAGATGATAATGTTCAATTAAGAAATT